CCTTCTGGCGCTGGCAAAATGATTCTGATGAAGCTCCCGATGGAGTATGCGTTAGAAGATAAAGCTAGAAAGCAAGCAAAAATTCGTGCTAGAATGGCAGAAGAGTCTAAACTCGGCCCCAATGAGTACGCCCCTACAGAAGATGGGCGACCAGAGGGCAATGCCGAGATGCTAAGAAAGCAGTCTACTTCAGACAACCCTTTTGCGTAGCTAACTCTCACCAGACGGTAGACCGCCGGAAGCTGGACGAGAAAAACACAGGACATTTGTGTCCATTTTTTCGTTTATTTTTCGGAGGTTTACCCGATGAGTTTTCATTTCATTGGTTCCGAGTCTAACGGCGCAATTGATGGCAAGCTGAAGAAGTTTTCTGTTGATGCGGCGCACTCTGGGGTTCTTGGCCCAGGCGACTTGGTACTTATCACTGGCACTGCTGACGCTGAAGGCGTTGCAGAGGTAGATACTGGTACTGCCAATACCGCTAACACTGGTGTAATCATGGGCGTTGCCCCTAACTACGCTGGTGAGTCTCTGTCTATCACCCACCTTCCGGCTACTACTGCTGGCACTGTCTATGTAAACGTAGACCCGCTTGCCACCTATGAAGTACCGGTATCTAACGGCCCCCTTGTTGCTGATAACGTAGGTTTGAACGCACCTGCTGTTGTTACTGCTGGGACTGTTTCTGGTTCTGTTTTCGTTTCCAACATGGGCGTTAATGCGACTGGCGTAAACACTACTGCCACTCTGCCTCTGACTATCGTTGCCCTTGCTGAAGATGAGGACGGTGTTCTGGGCAATCGTGCGATTGTTCGTCTCAACGCTACCCAGTCTAAAGCTGGCGGCACTGGTATCTAACGGAGGTTATCCATGACTAATAACAGCGCAGGGGTAATCACCACAGGTAGTATTCCCCGCCTACTGCAAGAAGGCGCACGTGACATATTCGGCAACTCGCTGAATGAGCACGAAGCCAAATGGGACAAGATGTTCCAAACCCTGACTTCAAACAAGGCGTTTGAGGTTGATGTACAGATGGAAGGTTTCTCACGCTCCAGCACTAAAGCTGAAGGCGATGACATTACCTTTGATTCTCGTCGTCAGGGCTTCACTCCCAAGTACGTGCACAGCACAGTAGCTAAGGGCTTCATCGTTACTGAAGAGGCTCTGGAAGATGAGCTTTACAATCAGCTCAACGATGGTGCTGCTGCTCTGGGTCGTGCAATGCGTATCGGTAAGGAAATCGACGGTGCCGACATTCTGAACAACGGCTTTACTGCCACTGCGACTATGATCGACGGTGACGGTTCTCAGTTGTTCTCAACATCGCACCTGAATGGCCCTTCCGGTGGCACTTACTCCAACACGCTGGCTGTAGCCGCTGACCTTTCCGAGGCTTCTCTAGAAGATTTGCTGGCTCAGATCATGCAGGTTGAAGATGCTCGTGGCCTTCCGGCTGCTCTGCAAGCCACTCGTCTGGTAGTTGCTGCTGGTAACAACGCCTTCAATGCTCAACGCATTCTGGGTTCTGTTCTCCAGAACGACACCGGCAACAACGCCACTAACGCAGTTCGGGACATGAACTCAGTGCGGGACGGTTTCATGACTAACCCTTACCTGACTGACCCTGGCGCGTGGTTCCTGATTACCGATGCACCTTACGGCCTGAAGCACTACTCTCGCCGTGCGGTACGTTTCGGCCAAGACAATGCGTTTACTTCTGGTAATGCGCGCTTCAAGGCTGATGAGCGTTACAGCTTCGGATGGTCAGATGCCCGTGGAGTTTTTGGGTCGGAAGGGGCGTAAAAACCTCTGGACTGAGTCCAAGCTAATGAGTAGTGGGGCATCCGTTGGGTGTCCCATTGCTTTAACCCTATCGCCCTCTTGGGCGTTCATTATGAACGGTAGGAAACAATCATGGCTTCACCTGTACGATACCCTTCAGGCGTTACCAATGCCTCCCCTAACACAAACCTGAGTGAATTTGTTGCTCCTGATCCGAGCAAGGCTCACGTTTATTTTGACGACTTTGACACCTACACCGCTGCTCAGTGGACTATCACCACTGTTGAGGCTGGTTCTGGTTCTGCCACAGAAGCACTGACCGATGCTGACGGTGGTGTGCTGCTAATCACCAACGATGACGCAGACAACGACTCTGACTTTTTTAACAAGGTCGGTGAGTCTTTCCTGATGGAATCTGGCAAAAAGGCGTGGTTCAAGGCTCGCATTCAGTCTAACGACGCTACTCAATCGGATATTGTTATTGGTCTACAGATCACCGACACCACCCCGCTTGATGTGACTGATGGAATCTTTTTCCTGAAGTCTGACGGCGACACTCAGTTTGACTTCCTTGTGGAGAAGAACAACACAGCTACTACTACTTCTGAAGTGGCAACTATGGCCGATGACACCTGGCTGACTTTGGGCTTCTACTACGATGGCAAAAGCGAGATTAAAATCTACGCAGATGACGTGCAGGTAGGAACCTCTGTTGTTACCAATCTTCCCGATGACGAAGTGTTGACCGTTTCTTTTGGCATTCAAAACGGCGAGGCTGCTGCTAAAACGCTGTCTGTTGATTACATCTTTGCTGCGAAAGAACGCTAAGGGGGATTTATGTACCCTAAACAGTTTGACATTGATCCGATTGATGTCGATGCGGATGGTATTTGCGAATCTCAGACTACAGCGGGTTCTGGCCCGCTGGTTCTGAATGGTGCCTTGTGCGATGTAGGCACTGCTGCTCAGTTTAATATTGAGGATTCGTATTCCTCTGGCATTGGCGGAGTGAAGATTGGAATTACCTCAACCGGAAACCTTTCCGGCGTTACTTTTTCTGTAACCGGCAAGGATGCTGATGGCCAGTCTATCTCAGAGGGCATTACAGGCCCGAATAACTCCACTGTTCAGTCTACCAATTACTACTCTGAAATCACTTCTATCTTGGTCACAGGGGCTGTAGGAACGGCTGTCACGGTGGGTACTGTTGACGAAGTGGTAACCAAGACTGTTCCTATTAACCGCTACGCCTCACAGCAATTCTCTGTTGCTGGTTTGGGGGTAACGGGAACTATCCAGTTTGATATTCAGCAGTGCTTTAACAACGTGCCGCGTGTCTATCCTGATAACTGGATCAATATCTCATCTAACCAAACTGCTGACGTTGCGGCCAATGCTGCTACATCGGCCTCTGCTGTTCGCTTAGTGGTGGACAGTTATTCCTCTGGCGCTGAAGTTCAGTTCTACGTCACTGGTCAGTAATGGCTAGCCCCTTCGGGGGCTTTTCTTTAAGGAATTATTATGGCTAATCGACTCCGAGTAACGGACTGGCAGAAATCAGGCAAGCAAGGCTCACAAGGCGCTTGCTGTCACTCTGACAAGAAATCTGGCAAGAAAATGAAGAAGGGCAAGAAGTCTTACTAATGGGGATTATCCGCAGAGACAGGTATCGGCGCGGTAGCCACAACGCAATCTCAGACGATTCGGGGCAAAAATATAAGCGTTCCGACATGCGCCTCACTTGGGACGGCAAACTCGTGGGGCGTGACGAGTGGGAACCCAAGCAGCCGCAATTAACCCTTCGCCCCCGTCCTGATAGCCCCTCGGTAAAGAATCAAACTCGCGTTGAGAACATCAACACGTTCTTGCTGAATCAGCCTTTTAATCCTGGTCAAGGCGTTGTTGTTGGCACAACCACAGTATTGGACTCTGACTTGAACAGCTTTGTAGTATTGAACAAGATGTTTAATTCTCAGGGCAATGAGTACACGACAGAATTCAACGTATTGGACTCAGACGGCAACAGTTTCACGGTGTTTAGCTAATGGCAAATTATGAACTCATAGCCCTGAACGAGGGTGTTCCTCAGTTACTAGCACCGACTTCTAGTGACATTGGACTGATTACCAATCTTTCGGCTAGTGGGACTATTAGCGCAGCGGGACAGGTTACGTTCACTGGCGGCGGTTCTCTGACGGGCACTTGGACTGACCTTGGTTCTGTCACCACTGTAGACATAAACGGTGGAACTATAGATGGAACGACTCAAGCCTCTGGAACTATCAACGGCCCTATAGCTGCGGGTGGCACTTGGACTGCTGCTGCGACTTGGACTCTTCCTGCTTTAACTTTGGGTGGAACGGTAACATCTAACGGTCAGTCTTTCTCAGGCACTATTGCAGACCTTGGCACAGTCACCACTGCTGACATAAACGGCGGCACCATCGACAACACAGTTATCGGCGGCACTACTCCTGCGGCGGTGAGCGGGACGACTGGGACGTTTAGCGATTCCGTTACC